CCACCGTAAAAGTGTTGAAATTGGCCACAGACCTGATTTTTTTGGGGAAAAACCTGTTCCTGTTTGGGAAAACTGCGGCGGCGGTGATGTCGGCCAACCCCATGGTGCTGGGCATCATGGCAGCTGTGGCCGCCGGTGGGCTGCTCATTGGCAACTGGGACGAGGTGAAGGCCTGCGCCGCCGACCTGTGGCAGCGGACCACGGAGCTGTTCGGCGGGATCCGGGACAGCATCACCTGGGCGTTTGACTCCGCCAAATCCGGGGTGGCCGGATTTTTCGACTGGATCGGGGACAAGCTGAGCAGCCTGGACGGGGCCATTGAATCGACCCCGATCATCGGCGGCATCTACAAGGGGGTAAAATCCGCCGGCGGCTGGGTGATGGACAAATTGCGGGGCCACGCCCTGGGCACCCCCTATTTCTCCGGCGGCCTGACCCGGATCAACGAGCGGGGCGGCGAGATCGTGGACCTGCCCAGCGGGACCAGGATCATCCCCCACGATGTCTCCCGGCGGATGGCCGGAGGTCCCAGCATCACGGTCAACGTGACGGTGCAGGGCAACGTGGTGGGGAACACCGCATTTGCCGACCAGCTGGGGCAGATCATCGCCCAGCGGGTGCTGCGCGCGGCGGCGAACAGCTGAGGAGGCGGGTATGTACAAGCTGATTTTGAGTGTGAACAACCTGGAGGAGGTCATGGTATGGCCCTCGGTACCGCCGGATTTTGGGCCGGAGCAGGCACAGCGCAACGGGACCTATGAGGGGATCAGCGGGGACTTCAACACGCTGGGCCCCATGGGCCTATGGTCCATCCCGCTGTCCGGAGTGTTTCCGGTGGGGCGCAGGCCCCTGTATATGCCGCCGGAGGCGGTAGAGGACGGCTGGCGCTATGTGGATTTCATCCGGCGCAACCGGGAGAGGCGGGTCCCATTCCGGCTCACCCTGCTGGACGGGAGCGGCGTCTGCAGGTTTAATGCGGCGTGCAGCGTGGACGAGTTTGAATGGAAGGTCAGGCGAAACGGGGACATCGCCTATTCCCTGACGTTCCGGGAATACCGGTTTTTGTAGGAGGCAGAGATGGGCCGGGACTATGTAGACGACCACAGATTTTACCTCTATCGGGCCGGAGGAGGGGCGGAGGACATCACCCGATGGGTGCGCCAGCCCCAGGCCCGGGATGTGCTGGAGGCGCTGAGCGTGGAGCTGACGTTCCAGGCCCTGCGCCACGACAGCTATGACAAATACATGACCTGGCCGGGGATCCAGCCGGGGGACCAGCTGAGGGTGGTCAACCACGGGACGGAGCTGTTTGCCGGGGTGGTGCTGTCGGTGGGGCTGGACGGCAGCGTCACCGCCAACGACCAGGGCTGGTACCTCACCAAGAGCGAGATCGTCTTTCAGGCGGCCAACGCCGCGGCGGATGACGCCATCCGGCGGATGTGCGCCAAGGCGGGCATCCGGGCGGGGGCCCTCCCCAGCCTGCCCACCCGGATTACGGAGGTGTGGACGGGGGACACCCCGGAGACCATCCTCCAGGACATTTTGGCGGTGTGCTCCGCGGAGACCGGGAAGCAGTACAAGCGCCGGGTGCGGGGCGGGGCGCTGTCTGTCACGGAGCTGCCCACTCAGGCCATCACGGCCTGGCACAAGCCGGCGGACAACCTGGCCCCGTTCGACATCACCACCGCCAAAGGGCCGGTCTCCGGCCGGGACAGCATGGAGGCGCTGGTCAACTCGGTGGTCCTCACGGGAGGCCGGGGGGACAAGGTACAGGAGTTGGGCCGGGGCTACAACCCCCAGAGCGTGGCCCGGTATGGGCTATTGCAGGCGGTGGAGCGGCTGAGCGGGGACGAGGACCCAGCCCAGGCCCGGCAGCGCATCCGGACCCTGCTGGATCAGGGGGACCGGCTGACCCAGGAGCGGACGGTGGAGGAGCTGTGGGGGACGGACGAGGTGGAGAGCGGCGTCCTGCTGCGGTTCGCCCCCAACACGTTCGGAGTGGCCGGAGACCTGCGTGTGACGGAGGTGGTCCATCACTATGGCCCGTCGCACACCATGAGCGTGACCGTCCGGGACCCGGCAGCGGGCCGGGCCGCCGGAAACGCAGACGTGATCGAGGCTGGATAGGAGGCGGAGCGAGGTGTCATGGGACTATGAACTGGCGCGGGCTATGCGCCCCCAAAAACAGGGGCCGCCCGGGCTGGAGGGGCGGGTGGTATCCACCGCGCCCCTGACCATCTCCCTGCTGGATGGGGAGGTGATGGCGCCCCCTGCCGCCCTGGCGGTGGTGGAGGGTGCGCCGGGCTACACGGTGACGGAGCACACCATCCAGCGCCTGCCCTGGCAGGTGGGGGACCGGGCCGCCTGCATTTGGATGGGGAAAACCCTGGTGATATTGGGGAGATTGGAGGAGCCATGAGGAGTATTTTCCCGGAACTGCCCCAGGACATCCCCGCCCAGGCGGCGGAGACGGTGGGCAGAGTTCCGGCATTTGACGCAGACAGGGGGCGGTTCCTGCTGCGGGACGGCGCGCTGGTAGAGCGCAGCGGCGTGGAGGCGGTCAGGCAGTGGTTCGAGCTGGCCCTGCGGCAGCAGATCGACCGCATCCCCATCTACCGCACCCAGGGGGCGAAAAAATACGGCGTGCCACGGGACCTGATCGGCGGGAAGCTGCCCCAGGGCCTGGCGGCGGCGGAATTGGAACGAGGTGTGCGGGAGACCGCCAGCTATAACCCGGCGGTGCGGGAGATCCGGGAGCTGCGCCTGTCCCGGGAGGGACGGACCTGCGTGGTGGAGTTCACGGCGGTGCTGCACACCGGAGAGAGCGTGGAGGTGAATGTTGATGTCCAAAGGGGATGAGATCCTGGCCCAGATGCTGGCGGCGGTGCCGGACAGCTATCAGAAAACCATCGGATACCCCACATACGACTGGCTGGCGGGGGCCGCCATCCCCACAGCCCAGGTGAGCCTGGATCTGGAGGAGGCAAAACGGCGGCTGGATCCGGAAAACCTGAGCGGGGAGGACCTGGACCGGTACATCGTGCCCAGGACGGGGCTGGAGCGGATCGCAGCCACATTCGCCCGGGGCGAGGTGACGGTGACCGGGACGGGGACGGTGCCCGCCGGGACCCTGTTTGAGAGCCATGGCGGCATTCAGTATGCGGCCACGGCCCAGGTGGAGGCGGCAGGGACGGCAAAGGTCCCGGTGCAGTGCGTGACGGCGGGGGCGGCAGGGAATTTGCCCGCCCGGGCGGTGTCCCTGATGCCCGTCCAGGTGGCGGGGATCGTGTCCGCCATCAACGAGGCCCCCATGGCAGAGGGCTATGAGGCAGAGACGGACGCGGCCTATTATGCCCGGTTCCTGGTGCGGCTGCGCACCCCGCCCACCAGCGGGAACCAGTACCACTATCTTACCTGGGCCATGGAGGTGCCCGGGGTGGGTGGCGTACAGGTCTACCCCCTGGAGAAGGGGGCCAACACGGTTGGGGTGGTGCTCATCGACCAGTTCGGGAAGCCCGCCAGCCGGGAGCTGGTGGAGCAGGTCCAGGCACACATTGACCCGGGGAGCCGGGGCCTGGGAGAGGGCGCGGCCCCCATTGGGGCAAAATGCTATGCCGCAGCGGCGGGGGAGGTCAAACTGAACCTCTCCATGCAGGTCACAAAATCCGAGGAGACCGCCCAGGAGACGGTGACACAGGCCATCCGGGCGCGTGTGGGCGCCTATCTGACGGAGATCGCCCTGGAGGCCTATCGGCCAGTGCTGGCCGCAGACCACGCCTATGAGGCCAGTTTTGCCCGCATCGGCGCGGCCATCCTGGAGGCGCCCGGGGTGGAGGACTACACCGGCCTGACGGTCAACGGCGGGACGGTGAACATCCGGGCTGCCTCCAAACAGGCCGCAGTACTGGGAGAGGTGGTGGTGCGGTATGCTCCGTAACCTGCCCACGGCATACCGCACAGACCCGTGGATCCTGGCCCTGTGCGGGGCGGTACAGGGCCTTCTGGAGGGACTGGGCCGGGAGACAGAGGCGCTCCCGGTGCAGATCCGCCTGGCGGAGCTCACCTGGCAACTCCCGGTGGAGGAGCGGCTGGCGGGGCTGCGCCCCAGGCCGGGGGCATCGCTGGAGGACCGGCGCTCTGCCGTCATTGCAAAATGGCGCAGCGGCGGGCCGGTGACCCTGGCACAGATCCAGGCGGTGGCGGACGCATGGCGGAACGGCGTGGTGGATGTGGGGTTTGACGGCAGCACCATCACGGTGACGTTCGTGGGGGAGCTGGGCATCCCGGAGGATTTGAACGGACTCAAATCCGCACTGGAAATGACCATACCGGCCCATCTGGCCCTGCGGTATGAGTTCCGGTACCGCACCTGGGGCGAGCTGGCCGGACGGACCTGGGGCTCGATGGCGCAGCACACCTGGGGCCAGGCATTGGAGGGGGAGAGCGTATGACGGAAACGACAAACTACAAACTGAAAAAACCGGGGGACAGCGACAATGTCCGTGTGGACGTCCTGAACGGGAACATGGACGTGATCGACCGGGAGTTGAAACAGCGGGCCGGGCTGGGGCCGGATGGGAAAGTCCCGGCGGAGCAGCTGCCGGAGATGGACATCTCCAAGGCGCTGGCCGGGGCGGAACTGAAGGACCAGCCGGTGGACAACGATGGGGTGGTGATCACGGACAGCGCGGCGGAGAACGTCCCCAAGCGGGTGCTGTGGAGCCGGATCAAGGCGGCGCTGAGTGAGCTGTATGCCGGGAAGAGCCACACCCACGCCTGGGGGACCATCACGGGGAGGCCCAGCAGTTTTCAGCCGGCGGCGCACACGCATGCCGCAGCGGATGTCAGCGCTGGGACGCTGGGTGGGCGTGTCCTGGCAAATGCCAGCGCCGTCACCGCGCTGGGGACGGCCCAGGTGCGGAACATCCGGGCGGGGACGGCGGATCTGACCGCAGGTTCATCGTCTCTGGCGACTGGGGAAATTTATTTTGTCTATGAGTGAGGGTTACTGGCATGGCGAAGGGAATCTATGTGGGTGTATCGGATATTAAACTGATATGCCCTAGAAGCGCGTGCAGGTCAACTCGCATTACACGCATTCATACAAATCCGGATAAATACCAGTGTGGTGATTGCCTGTTTGAAGGCACCCTCGAGCAATTCAAACAGGGCAACGAAAACACCGCCCGGAGGGTCCGAAAATCGTATTTCGGGGTGGGGGGAAAGGCCAGGAAAATCAGGCGGGGATACATTGGAGTCGGCGGCGTCGCGAGGCCGTTTTGGAGCGGAGAAAAAGAGCTGGTGAGCTATGGCCCAATCACAGCGATGAGCACTGTCCGGTGCGGCCACGCAGGAGGGACGGTCGGCAATTACGCCCTGTTCGCCGGCGGGCAGGATGCGAACACGTATGTATCCACAGTGGATACATACAACACAGCCCTGACACGGGGGTCTGCTCCCAACCTAAATGCTGCTGTCTGGAGCCATGCTGCTGCGAGCGTGGGCGATTATGTCATATTTGCTGGCGGGGAAAACGGTTATTATCAATCTACGGCCACAGCCTACAACCGATCTCTGACCAGGAGCAGTCCGGCCTCGCTGAGCAGCACGAAAACTGGGTTGACCTCTGCATCGGTAGGTAGCTACGCACTGTTCGCCGGAGGCAGCCGGGGGAGCGGCCCGCTGAAAACGGTAGACGCCTATAATACCTCGCTGACCAGAACCACCGTGGCAGATCTCAGCGTGGAGCGACAGTATGCAGCTGGGGCTGGCATCAATGGGTACGCCCTGTTTTCTGGAGGGAGAGATGCCGGCTATGATGCCGTCAACTCGGTAGACGCCTATAATACCTCTCTGACCAGGTCCACCGCAGCGAGTCTCAGCGAGAAAAAAAACGACCATCAGGGAGCCACGGTCAATGGCTGCGCAGTGTTCGCAGGAGGAGAGTCCCCCAGCAGCCTGAAAACAGTGGATGTATATGATGCATCCCTGACAAAAAAAGCTGCCGCACCGCTCAGCGTTGGGATGAACAACTTTGCATCAGCCTCGATCGACGATTTCGCAATTTTTGCCGGAGGCCAGAATGCCAATGGGGCGGTGAATGCGTACAGCAAATCACTGACCCGATCTACGCTCACACTGAACTCTGGCGCGGTGAAACGGACCTCGTTCAGCGGCGCACGGGTCGGAGGGTATGCACTATTCTCCGGCGGCCTGCTCAACGGCACAGAAATAAACAGTGTGGAGGCGTTTACCGCACTCTAATTCAACTAGGAGGGACACCATGAAACGGTATGCAATTTGGAACAAACACGCCCCAATCCTGACCCCGATCGGCGAGGTGCTGACCCCGGAACAGTGGATCGACCGCTATCCCATTGCCGGGATCAGTTCCGTCACGGTGGTCTGCGGCGCAGGGGAGATCAATGGCGCATTTTTTGGAACACTGGGCCAGATGGTGCAGATGTATGAGGCACAGGGCGCAGATTTTTCTGCGTGTGCGACGGACGAGGAGAGACTGACCGTCATTGAGGCATTCGAGGACGCCATGAACGCACCCAGCACTGAACCGACTGTGGAGGAACGGACTGCGGCAGCCCTGGAGTTTCTCGCCATGTCCAGTCTGCCGGATGGCAATGTGGATGGAGGCGCAACAGTATGAATTTTGAAACGATCAAACGAAATTATGACCGCCATCTGTGGAGCGAGGCCATGGTGAAAATGGCCGTCCGGAAAAATGTCATCACCCCGGAGCAATACACTGAGATTACCGGGACACCCTACCGGGCATAAAATCAGGCGCCCGAGCGGCCAATAGAGGAGGCAGACATTGAGCATCCAGGAACTATTGACAGGCGGGGGCGGGCTGGTGATCCTGGCGCTGACAGTCATCCAGATCGCCCCCATC